TCTTAGGGTTGAACTTCTCTACATTTGGACTGGTTTGCATTTTTATTGCATTAGCCCTAGCTGTTGTAACTTCTTTATTTTTTGCAACGTCTAAGAATGTAGGATTTTTACCTGTTTTAGAATATCTAGTTACATTTGATAATCTATATTCTCTCCCATCTGCAGCTGTAAAAGATGATGGTATACCTTTTCTTAGCTCTTCACTTGTTTTAGCACCTTTCTTTATATTTGCATCAATTACATCTTTAAACTGTTTAAGTAAACTAGGTTTCTGTAATGCCATCAGCTTATATGATTTAGAATAAGTTGTTCTCTGGCATGGTTACGTCCATATGTCGAACGCATCCATCTTTGCCAATGATTGCTACCTTTGCCCTGATTACATTCTCTGCAGGCGGGAACCAAATTGCTTGTAAGGCTCTCACCACCATTTGTTTTAGCTTTGACATGATCAAGTGTAAGTTCATTAATTTCATAGTTGTTTCCACAATAAACACATGTACAATTGAAGTGCTCTTTAATAGCTCTTCTCCAGAGCTTTCTGGCTTCTGAATTTGTCATGGTTATTAGGTTGTATAAATAGTGATCAGGGGTTGGTAGAAGTGGGGTCATTTACGAATTTTTAAGCGGCTTTTACGGTTTTGCGAAGGGCTTTTCAGAGTTACATCTGAAGCTTTTTTACCACCCTCTCTGCCTTTTTTATGGGCAACGTCTTTACCGTCACCATTTCCGTAAGTACCTTTAGCTCTATTAGCTGCATTAGCAGCCACTCGTAATTTAAGACCTTTCTTTGTTTTGTTGTATCGCTTTTGTTGGGCTTTAAAATTGCCGTTAGCGTATTTAGCTCCGTTTGCCATAGAGTCTGCTCTGTACTAGTTCTGGATCTACTTTTGGCATTACAGCTGCAAGTTTAGAGAGTGGGTTACCATCATATGCAATACCGCTGATGTCATTAGTTTTAAGCCAATCACAGGCTGCCTTAAGGTCTTGGGTAGAAGCTTCGCCACTTTTGACCCTCTTTAGAAATTCTTTAGTGACGAGGTTATGTAATTCATTAAATTGGGCTTCAGTGGCTTTCTTCATTTAGCTTCCTGGGAATAAGTTCTTTTTAATCAGTTCGACTGCCTTATCATCAATGGTGTTATCAGTTGATTCTGCATAGGCTTCTAGTAGTTGTATAACTAATTCCTTAACAGCTGAAGAGCTGAGGAACGCCATGAGGACGGGTTTGATAAGTACGATCATTTATTTAGTGGTTTTTTTAGTGGTTTTCTTTGCTGCTTTAGCTTGTGCTTCCGCTTGTTTCTTTATCGCTTCACTTAAAGTGGACATAGTACATTTAGGTTCTTTAGGTTTACTCCAAGGTTTATACCAAGGTTTAGGTGGTGTTATACATTTCATGACTTCTTTCTTTGCCTTAGTCCAAGATGATATAGGAATAACATCGCTACACATCCCATAGACACGTGTATTAGGCAATATCATGAAGCCTTTTTGTTGTAGTTCTGAGCATTTCAAAACCCTGACTAATTCGTAGTCAAGGCGCATCTTCTCTTCTTGTCTTGCCGCTATACTGCGACACCTTTCTAATCCACGCTTATCAAGTGGGATCATAAAGTTAATCTGTGCTCCCCAGTTCTCAGCCACCGTATAGGTTTGCTGTGCCATTGTCTCATCAAATGGAGTGGTTTGATTTCCCATATAAAATGGTGAGAAAGTCATCGTACTTCCATTACACGAGATGTTAGGTCCGTAGTGTTGCCTAGATGGTGCTCCATTGTTCTGGAATTGCACCGCCTGATTGGTTACATTTCCAGTCGCTGCAGCTACAGGATTACTAACGTTATTAGTCTCAGGATCACTCGCTTTAGCTGGTGCTATTGCGAGAAGACTGATAAGGAGACCGTAGTAGCAGTAACGTCGATTTCTCTGTCGATTACTTCTACGGATAGAACTTGACTGGCTGCTCTTTCTGTTATTTCTAAAGTGAAAGGGTCTCCAGCTGTATGTAGGGTAAATACTGAATCTGTATCTACTAAGCCTCCTGATGAGGCTGATGTATGAGTGATATTTTCGCCACTCCATTTGTTTAATGCAGACCCATAAGTGGTCGTCGTGATCTCCTCGACGATTTCTTGGGTCGTTGTGGTTGTACTGTTCATCGACCCCTGGGTGAAATTCGGGGTCACTAATTCTGCTCTCGCTACCGTGGGTGATGCCAGCACTAAGAGTAAAAGCCATTTCTTCATTGCTTTTGTTTATCGTTACCGTTCTTTTTGTTATTACCGTTACCAGTAGTTAAACCAAATGTTGCTAATGCTCCAGTAAAAATACTGGCAGGAAAAGTTATATCCCCACCTGGACTTTTCTTAATCATAGGTATTTCTACGTAGTTTAATGTAATAATAAAACCACTCCAAATCACAACGCCCAAACGGACAAATGTCCCAAGGATTTGTATTTGGTGTTCTTGATCTTCTGCGGCATCTTTTAATTTACCAAAGAATCCTTTTTGTTTTTCTTCGATTGCTTCCATTTGTCAACTTTAGCTTGTAATTGTTTTTGAACTTTCTTTTTAATTGGTTCAAATAAAGATTGAGTAATAGAAGTAGTAGCTACTGCCACTACTGCTGTAGTAACAGCTGTAACGACTACTGCTGTCTCAGGTATTGGCATTTGAATATCCAATACAGGTATTTGTAATTTAGGTGGCTCTGGCTGTTCTGATGCTTCAGCTTCTACTCCCTCTGGTGACTCCAAATCACTCGGAGGTATAACCATTGGTTTATAAGATGGAAACCTCGCTGTGGGTGGTTTGAACTCGATTTGCATCGAGGGTAGCGGTTCAGGAGTAGTAGGTACTCTTATCCTACCAAGGTTTACCGACACCTGTAGTTGGAGTCTTTTGTTCGTTCACACCGTTCTCTACAGCTTCTTCAATTGCAGCTACAGTACCAGCATTGTCTGCATCTAGTTTATCTTTGACCCATTTAAGTACAGTTTCTTCTGTAAGGTCAGCGTAAGGTACAAGACTAGAAGGCTTAGGAAGATCTACTTCACCAGTTGCTCTAAATTTATATGTACCATCTTCACCGTTAACACGATAGATTACTTTATTTACATACCCATCAGATAGTTCTCTTTGAAGGGTGTTGACTTGCCAAGTTTTTGTTGCCATTATTATGAAGGTTTATTTGCTATTAAGAATGCTTTATAGTCTGCTTTGACTTGTGTGGTCCATGCAGCGTTGCAGATTGCCTGAACGTCGCTGTCCTCCCCCGAAATCGAGGTCTCAACTAGGTTATCACTTGCATCAAGTGTTCCAGGTACTAATATATATCTACTAAAGGAACGGGTAAGTTCCACACCATCTTTTTTAATGATTGTTGCGTTTCTTACCTGTATGTTCCATTTTCCAACGATTTCAATCTTATCGTTCTCTTGTGTTTCTGTTAATGCCATTTAGGGTATATCTCCGATATAGACAGGTTTATGGCGTAGTTTAGAGACGTGCTAACGGTCTAGGAATCTATTGACACTTGTATGTCAATGTAAATTGCATTAATTTTCCATCTGCAAATTGATTAAGTCTCAGGTTTACCCAGCCTGTTGCACCCCCACTTTGTCTTATACTTGCAGTTGCTGCCGCATCACCTGCAGCTATATTAGTTTGAGTCATGTTAGCAGATAAAGCAAAACTATTCGTAGAGCAACCACCAATCCATCCCGTATCTCCTCCTGAAGGTACAGCGGATGTAGCAAAAGGTAACGTAAATGTTAAACTAGTAGTTGTGTCAGTTGAAGTCTCATCACTTTGTACATAAGCCCCACAATTAACCATGTGACCAACCTTGACGTACCAACCTCTGTCATAATTATCGTGTAAATCTACGTTGCATTTGGCACCTGATAAATCCCAATGACCTTCTTCATAGTCGTCGAGCACTGTACTAGTGGAATTAGGACCTTCAGTTTCACCAAAGTCAATACCGTGACCATCAGGAAATTTTAGGTGACCAGTCGTGGCAAATTCTGCTGCCTTGTGGCCTGGCCTTAATCTAAATACTATTCCTCTGTCAGTAGAAGTAGAATTAGAAGCAGAAATAGTTAACGCCCAAGGGTCATCACCATCTGAATGTATATAAGCTCGCGTAGCAGCGTCAAGATAATCTCCGAAATATACTTTTCCATCATTACCGAGACGCATACGCTCTACAGCACCAGCAACAAAACGTAGAGAATCATCATTATGGTCATAATCAATCTGACCTATATCATTATCTCCACTATCTCCAAATAAGATACGACCATTAGTTGTTTGTCCAGAAAGAATTGTTATACCTGAATTAGCATTCTTTTCAAGTACTAATTGCGATTCTGTACTTGGTGTTTGAGTTGTTGAACTTTCATATAAATGGAGCAACCTGTCAGGAGCACCAGTACCTATACCAACTTTCCCATCAGGCATTATTCTGACTTTTTCTGTACCAGTAGTAGTGTTAGTTGTACCATCTGTAGCAGTGAAGAATTTATGATGCGTTGCCGCGTTCATATAGCTAGTTCCACCACCATAATTAATTTGGTTGTTGGCGTCAGTTGAGACTGGATATAATACAGCTATAGGTTCTTCGGCGTTTGTATAATGGTAAACACCTATTCTAGCGGCTTTACTCGTACTATCTGTTAAGGCTAATGAACCTGAGCTGTTTACAGCACCAAGCGTTAACGTAGGTTTTCCAGCACTACCTGTGGCAGTAATAGTTGCACGACCTGTTGTAGCTGTACCTTCTGAAGTTGTCTCAAGCTTAGGATCACCGCCATCGTAGTATAATTTTACAGCTCCACCTTCAGTAGCATAAATATAGTTTTCACCACCAGCATTCCTTTGGATTCTTATGGTGTCACTCATGATCCGTAGATCACCTTTTCCATCTTTTATCGTACTTATATTTGATCCATGAAAGATTTCTAGATCATTATCTGTCGTACCAAACCTAATCTTTTCATCATCTAAGAGGTCGATTGGAGTCGTCAAACCTCTGTCATCTATTTTTGTTAATGCCATAGTTTATGTCCAAGGTATAAATTGTTGTAAGCCGTATTGAACAGCTACGAGTTTTGTTTCACTACCAGTAAATGTAATAGCTTCTTGAGCTATACCGATAATCATTGATGGGTTAGCTGTAGCTTTTTGTCCTATACCTGCTGTTGCAGAAGAACAAATACCATCACCTACCTCGATGTTTCCACCAGCATTATTAACAAGGATATGACCGTCACCTAAGATTAAAGCTTGATGTTCGTTTGTTTGACCATCTGGACCACCATTCATTGATGAACCATATGCACCTAATACTTTCTTAGAGTTAGCGGCTTGAGTTTTCTGTACTTTATATCTAATCCCTCTTTCAGTATTAGCACCGTTCTTTTGAGTGTATTCAATGCTTATCGTTTCTAATAATGTGCCGTATGGATAAGCATTAGAACTATCTGAAGGATTCTCAGAATCAGGAACTATACAAGGGTGATGAGCTGTAAAGGGTCCATAGGTAATAGTACCACTAGTAAATGTTATATTACCTTGGCCAGTACCGTCTCCATCTGCAATAGATATAGCATAGTTAGTCCCTGTAGAATCATCTCTACCACTCTGTACCTTTAGTCCAAATCTATTTACATCATTACCATCGTTAACGATTTTAAGGGCGTAGGTACTAGCCAAATCAGCAAATAGCCAATTTGAAGTTCCATCGTGCCAGATTTGTAGTTCTGACCCACCTCCAAAGCATGCTTTAGTGTTATTTTCCCAACGCATGCAATTAAGATTAGCTGCCCATGTTATATCTCTACCAGCCGTATCGGGATTATCAAAAAGAACATTATCTGTAAATAAACAGCCATAACTTTCTGTCGAAAATTTCGGAGAATTATCCCAAGTGAGAGTTACACCTGCATCATCTATTGCGGATAAAAGAGTATCATTGTTGTTATCTAAAATATAAACTCCATTACTAGCAGCAGCTTTTATATAAAGAGCACCACTAGTATTGTTAATCCAAGAATTCGGTCCATCATGGTAGATCTGGAGATCATCCTCAGTTCCCATTTTTATATTTCCACCGTCATCAGTTCTTAAACTACCTGTAAAGAAGTTACCGTAAGTCTTAGTCTCAAACTTCTTTGAGTTGTCGTAATAGAGTTGTGTTTCAGCAGCTGGTTTAGCAAGGATATTTGTTTCCCAAGCTCCATCACCGTAGTTTGATAAATAGAAATAGGTATTTGAATTGACTTGTAATTTCCATTTATCCGAATTATCATCTCCTTCATCAGCATACATGAGTACTTCAGCATTACCACCTTCTGGTCCTTGAACAGTTATCCCGTTTGAATTAGTAGCAACAGTTTTGATGTCATTGTGATAGAGATTTACCCCATATCCATTAGCAAATGACATTAATGTTTCATCTGCAGCAGCGTTCTTAAATGAGAAATCATCTCCATAAAAATATAGAACTTTACCCGCAGCATTAGTTATATAATTATGAGTTCCATTATGGTAGATCTGAAGATCATCATTATTTGTCGTACCAAACTGAGCTTTTGCATTATCTGCAAACTGAAGATTAGCATCTAATACTTCTATATGTTCAGCACCAACTGCATCGTCTGCAATCTTCGTACCGTCCACAGCATCAGCTGCAATCTTATTAGTATTAACTGCTAAGTTCTGTATCTTAATTGTACTTACTGTATTATCACTTGGAGTACCAATTGAAACTGTATCTCCTAAGACAACTACAAAGTATGTAGAGCCTGTAGCAGGTGCATTAGATAACTTAAGTGTATTACCACTAATAGCAAAACCTTCACTAGGTGTACTTGTACCAGCATTAGGTTTCTGTATAACACCATTTATACTGACTATAGTTGACTGAGCATCTGTAGCTGCAGTAGACATAGTAAAGTCTGTTCTACTGTTATCAAAAGCTTCTGATAACGTTACGATATAAGATGAAGAAGATTGAGCTACATCATCCCACTGACTAGTAGCACCATTATAGACTTTCATCTTCTTAGCTGTTGTATCGAAATATAAGTCACCATCATCATTATTAGATGAAGGAGCAGATGAAGCTATTCTATATCTAGCATTAAAGTCGTTTATATCATCACTAAGATTCTTAATATCATCTTCTTTACCAAGTAGTTTATGGTAGGTATAAGTATTACTTGATCCAGTAGAGCTTACTAATAATCCCATACTATCTGCCAACGTAGTACTATGTAGAGTCGAAGGGAATCCATTAATAGTTACGTTATCTGATCCATTACCAGAGGTTCTAGCAGTTGTAGAGACACCACTACCATTAACAACAATACCACCAGCATCTGCAATACTTATTACAACACCAGAAGCAGGTTGAGTGGGGAAGCTATCTTCATTTGCTATTACTTCAAGACCACCTAATGGGGCTATCTGAGCAGCAACGTAATCAACAACAGCTCCACTTGTAGGGTAGGAGGCATCAGTATCTGATATAGTAGTTTGTACAGTTTTACCGTCACATACCGCATTAATTTCGGAATTTGTCGCAGTAAGAGCAGTACCACTTGCCAAAATAGATGCAGTACCTGACTGCATACCAGCAAGTGTTGTGAGTTCAGCATCAGCAAGTTCCGAGGTTGTAACTGAGTCAGCCGCTAGGTGTGAAGCATCTAACGGTGAACTAGCTATAAGTGTTTTTATCTCACTAGCTGTTTGATCAGCTGTAGCTGCTGTCTCTATACCAGCTAACTTAGTATTATCTGCATCTGTAAAGACATTTGAATTACTAGCATCACCTACTAAGGTTCTAATCTCAGCAGCTGTTTGATCAGCTGTAGCTGCAGTTTCAATATTATTTAATTTAGTATGATCAGCATCTGTAAAGACATTACTATCAGATGCAGCTTCTACAGCAGCTCTAATTTCAGCATTTGTTTGATCAGCTGTAGCTGCAGTTTCAATACCATCTAATTTTGTTTTATCTGCTGCAGATTGATAGCCAGCTGCAGATGTTGTTGCATTAGCGATATTTAATTTTGATTGAGCTATTGCTGCACTTGCATTGATATCAGCATTGACAATAGTTGCGTCTGTAATCATTGCTGACGTAACAGTTCCTGTGTCTCCAGTTGTTACGACGTTACCTGAAACATTAGGAAAATTAATTGTCCTATCAGCCGTAGGATCTACTACTCCAATACTAGTTTCATGTGCGTCTGCTGTAGCACCTTCAAATATAATTTTATTTTGATCTAATTGTAGATCACCTTGCATAGGAGAAGTACCTAATGTACTTAATGCGTTATTATCAACCTCTTGAGCAACATACAGAATCTGGTCAATATTATTATTTAAGTCTTCTGCTTTAATTGCTGATCCAGGGTAGAATGTTGCTTTTTTGTTGTCGTTATCTGTGTTCCTATAAACAATGACTTTTACTCCACTAGCAGGAGCTGAGTTCATCTGAACTGTTGTAGCGTTGGCAAAAGAATATGCAGTTGTATCGACACCATCAAGTTTTACCTTAACGTCTGTCTGAGCTAAATATGGAAATGTGAAATTGTAGAGGACAGTTGAATTGTCCCCTGTAAAGTTATTTTGTGTAACAGCCATTTACGCTATTTGTAATGTTGACTGAGTGGATTATTTAGGTAAGTTTTTTATTGCCTCTATTTCTTTTCTTACTTGAGCTTCTTTATTATATTGTCCTTGACTTCTAAAGTCGTCTTCTAATTTACCTAATGAATGTAAGGTATCTATTTGCTGTGCTTGACCTCCTAGTTGTTGATCTTGTAACAACATATCCCAAGCTGTTTGTTTTGCTGTTCGGAATATAGGTACAATTAATCTTCCATGAAGAGTATCTTTAGCTTCAAAATCTTTCTTACCTTTCTCCATTCTTTGAATTGAATCTATAATTTCAGGAGTCATTACTTTTGCAACCTGAGCCTCGATATTCTGTTGACCCATATAGAACTGATATTTAGATTTAAGATCTGGCATATTTTCTAATAGCTGACCATCTGGACCTGTATTAAATGTTTGACTTAAATTAAGACCACTTCTCATTAACAACTCTCTAGTTTCATTTGTTGTACCTATATTTAGATTTAGAGGTATTACAGCATTTACTAGACGTGTCATGGGATCCCAGTCCCTAAGCTTCTCTCCATTTAAAACGTCATACCTATAAGGCATGAATTGATCTTTAGTTACTAAATCAACCCAAAGGTTTCTATTACCAATACTTTGCCAGAACCCAGATTCCAGTTCTCTCATACCAGGTGAGAATACTTTACCTATTTCGTTTCTAAGTCCAGCTAAAGGTATTTGGTTATTAACTAAGTTAGCTGCAGCTCTAGGTGTATCACCTCCTTGAGAAGTTAATAAATCAGATATTTGTAGTAAACCAGCCATAAAGGATTTGTTAACTACATTAGCTCCAATTAAATGAGCCATCCTTCCATACCAGTTACCTACCCATTCTTCACCCATTACCTTTTGAGACTCAACTATATCTCCAGCAACACTAAAGAATGAATTAAATGGTTCTAGTGCTTCATAACTAACATAAGAATTACCTATTTTAAATGATCTAGGTTGCCATCCCTGTTGTATCCAAGACCGTCTCAATGCTCGATCAGGAGGACCATTACCAGTGATTGTTCCATTCAAACCCATACCAGCTACTAAAGCTGTAAAGCTATAACCAATAGCCATACGTCCTCTAGCAGTAGCCTTAGCTACATTTAGATCAGCTTGACTCTTGATACCATATTGCAACAGTTCAGGATCATCCCAAGATTTCGTGAATATATCAGTATGCTCTTTAATTCTTAGATTAAGAAGTGGAGTATACTTTGAAGTCATCTGCAAAGCATTTACACCTGTTCTAGCAAATAAGAAATAAGGTTTAAGGAATGGCAGCTTGTCAAAGATCTTATCTATATCCTTAGCTACACCTGTTAATGATTTAGTTAGCTTTGCTTCATCAGCTGCAAACATAGCCATTTCATCAGTAACTTGTCCATCAGCTGAGAACACTTTAGATTCAAAGTCTTGTTCAACTTTCCTAAGTAGATCTGGCATATCCTTATCACTAATAAGAATACCTTGATTTGTCATCTTGGAATAAACATCATCAAACGCAAGTTGTCTTTGTCTACCTCTACCAATGATTTGTGTAAAGTAGGTATCCATTGCTTTCATGGTTCTAGGACCATAATTAAAGAATGGAGACTTATTAAGACTTCTTAAGTTATCAGCAACCAAAGCTGCAGCCTTATCACCAGCAGTCCCGTTCTGATCGAAGTGAGACATCATTGCTCTCCATTCTTGATCAGCTGTTGTTTCAGTGAATCCTCTAAAGCCTTTCTCATCTAAGTTGTAGTTTTGGAAGTCAGCTACAGCTTTTCTCCAAGCTTCAGTCTGTGCTTCCATCATCCCTCCAAGAGATGCAGCTGAACTTCTAAAGGTCTGTCCATCTATATCTCCTAAAGCACCTATCATGGTTGCTACAGGTCTCATAGCTGTACCTAAACCAGTACCAACTAATGCTCTAGCGACAGTCTTAGGACCAGATAGTATTGAGTTAATACCCATTACCATCAGTTCATTTAGGATGGCATTTCTTTGGTATTGATTACCATTCTTATAGCCATGTAGCTTGTTTCTAAAGAAAGCGTCTAAGTCTTTGAAAGTCTGCTTATTACCGTTACCAGTAGCAGTGAAGTGTATGAATGATTCTAGTAAGTCGTTATCTACATCACCTTTTAAGAGTTGTTTAAATGTAGCTACTTCACTAGCTGCAGCGTCAGAAGCGTTAGCTATAACTTGTCTAGTATCGAATTTACCTACCTTTTCTCCATCTCTAAATCTACGTAGGTTATAAGATGAAGCAATACTGGTTTCCTTTCTTAACCGAGCTATAGCTGAGTATCTAGATAGTATTCCATCTAATAGGCCTCCAGGTGAGGAAGGACTGATTTGATCAGCAACACTTAAACTAGCCTTAGCTAAGTCTCTAGCTTCAAATAAAAGCTGACCAAGTACTACATCAGTAGCATTTAACTGAGCTTTGTTAAGTATTGGTAGACCTTCAATCAAAGTTGGATTGGTATCTACATTCTTGATGTATGAAATAACGTCTGCTTCAGGAATATCAATTAGACGACTATTACCTGAATCACTAATAAATTTGAATATATCAGTAGCAGCATTCTTTAAATCATCTTGAATAACTTTTGCATTAGAACCTTCATATAAAAGGTTATATGCAGGACTAGCTTGTAATTGCTTTGCTAAAGCATTTGACTCTGCAAGCATCATACCTGGAGCTGTGTATTCAGCTCTTCGTATGTTTGCTTCAGTGATAGTACCCTCTGGTGATCCGTACTTTTGAATAGGATTATTCCTGATCTCTATCATGTCTCTAACACCTTTAACAGGATTAGATGTAGAAATTAAAGCTTGGTTATCAGAGATATCACCACCTTTAAGATATGCAGGATTTTGACGTGAACTGTTAGTACTTAAATCAAATTCAAGTTGCTCTACTGCTAACTGTACATTTGCATCGCCTTGCTTACGAGAGTTAAGAGTAAAGTCCCTTTCATCTCCCCAATCAAGATGATTCTTCTCAGCATATATCTTTCTAAAACCCTCTCTTTGCTCATCGTTTAAAGCTTCCCAAGGTTTGTTTTTACCTCTCCATTCAGCAATAGATGGTACTTTAGCACCACCTCCCATTGGGGTTAATGCTCCTTTATCAAAGGATACTACAGCTGCCTTTTTAGTTTGTGGATTAACAAATCTAACTTTAGCTTTACCTTTCTCAAACCCTACGATTGTTCCGTAGTTTTCTCTATCAGCAGCTTTTACCCTTGTTCCTTCACTAAGTTTATTAGCTTGGTTTTTAAACTTCCTATAAAGACTTTTTTCAAAAGTAGCTTTAGCTCCTTTCTCTACATTATTAGTTAGTGCCTCATAATCAAGATCACTACTATCATTAATAGCTTTATAAAGTTTATCAACATCTCCACCTGTTATCTTCTTAGCAGCTTTCTTCTTACTTCTACCAATGGATTTAAGTCCTAAACCCATACCTTCAAAAGTTAAATCTAAGAAACCTCCAATACCTAAACCATCTCCTACATTATAAGCTGCTTTCATAGCTGGAGACATTGTGTCTTTTGTAGCTACTGGTTCAAGTAATCCAGCCCATTCAGGTTTAATATTAATAAGACTTCTAGCTAAATTAGCCTCTTGGGATTGGTTACTTATAAAGTCATAAACCGCACCTTGAGCAGCTCCTAATCCAACACGTCCTAATCTTGTAGTTTTAGCTGCAGTTGCTACACCTTTGAGACCTTTAACTCCCCACGTAACTTTACCTGCACCTACAAAACCACCAGCCATTTCAATACCACCTCTAATGAATCCTCCCCAGGTGGTATGAGTTATTGGTTTGTTTTTAATTAACCAAGGTGCATCATATGACCAGGGATTTTCAGGATCAGTAGGTTGATAAAATCTTTTGTCTAGTAGTTTAGGTAGAGAACCAACACTGTTATATAGATCTACAACACCGCCAGCTACAGCACTACCAAGTTCTTTAACATTGTTAGTCTTTTTAGCTGGTGGAGCAGTTGTTGTAGCAGCTGCCTCTTGTGCTGCTGCCTCTTGTTGTTGTATCTCTTTCTGTGCTTTCTCTTCTTCTATAGCATCTAAGCTTTCTTGTACTGCTCTATTATTAAGCCTAGTATCGAAATCATTGCTCCGATCCATAATTCATCATTTTGTTATTCGTGTGAGTGGTTGTACAGTTCGACCTATGAACTCGTTATAAACAGCAGCAGGTATCTTTGTTAAATCAAGACGGGTGCTTATTGCAGCTGCAGTATCTGCATCTAGTTCACCTTTCTGTTCTTTAGCTGTTGTTATAAAATGCTGTCCTACGCCTGGTATTGGTTCAAACATATCATTATTAGCATACATAGTAGACGTATCTTGATATACCTTCTCTCTATAAAATAGTTTCTGTAATTCAGGTGTAAACATATCTTCTGGGGATGCCATACCTGTACCAATTAAACGTAATAGATCGTTCTTAGTTGTTTTAAATGCACCAACTTCTGAAACTATTCCTTTGCTTTGAGCATCAATAATATTCTTCAGTGGTACAAAACTAAGATCAGCACCAAATACGCTAGTACCTATATTTAAACCATTACCTGCAAATGAACTTGTTACTACATCATAAGGATTATCAGGATTAAAGTTATAGATATCTTTAGGTATAAAAGAAGTAGTTAATGCATCTTCCTGTTCTAAATCATACCCAGCTGCTAACCATGTCTTTGCTGTAGACCCTCTATCAGTGATTAGTTTTCTATTTGCAGGTGGTATAACTCTAAGTATTCCTTCATGTCCTTTAGGTTCAATTGTTCCACCTTTGATTTCAGCAGCTACAAGATCTTCAGCTATTTCAAATGGAGTTCTATTTGGATCAACAGAAGCCATACCATTCAAGAACAAAGGCATTCTACCTACTCTGTTCTTGTAGTTAACTAATTGAGTTTTATCATGTTCAGTTAATACTCCAGTCAGGTCTTGCTTCTCTATAATTGCTTGTTGATAACCTCTGAGTGTTGAGGTTGGATCGTGTGTACTGACAAACCCTGCACCTGGACCATAAAGAATATTACCAGCACTATCTACTGCTCTTTCGTAAATAGTACCTTGGGCGTTGCTATTTAATAATTCTATTTCTTTATCAATAATTTTTTGGTAGATATCTGTTGGATCACCACCTACTTGACTTATCAATGCAGGTTCTAATAACTTATCTACTTTTGCTTTTGCAATGGATATAACTCGATCTGCCTCAGCTCTAACTTCAAACTTAGATTTAGCACTTTTATCAGCAACAGCAATAATAGACTTTTCTAGTTGACCCATAATACCTTTCTTATCGACAATCTGATTAGGACCATCTAAAGCTTTCTTGCTGTATTCATCCCAAAGAGATTCAGGTACTAAATGTAAGTGCATCATTATTAGCTCATTATTCTGAGCCTTACCATCTAAATATGCTCTAGCTTGTTCTAGTTCCATAGGTTCTCTATTCTTACTAGCCTTTACCCAACTAGCATATGTTTCCATATCATCTCTAGAGAAACCCTGACCTGTATACCAATCCTCTAATCTTTTCCATTCTTCAGCATTGTAATCCCTACCGAACTCTCCTCTGTGTTGTTCATACATCTGAAGAGCTTGAATGTTTTTATTCTTTTTATTTTCTATATAAGTTAATCTATTTTGATTTTCTCTTTCATGAAGTGCTTTTCTAGCAGGTTTAAAAAGTTCTTCTTTACTTTCACCTATAGTTGTTAACTTCCCATTTATCTCTATTTCTGTAGATAATATCTTATCAAGTTCTGTGCCATTCATTTCACCACTTGATATCATCTCAGTAACTGCATTTGACAGAGTTCTCCACTTATACCCTTTATCACCACCACTATGTACATAATCTTTAACCCATTGAGTTCCTTCTCTATCTAAGGCTCTATAGCTTTTGACATCTTGTTTATCATCTTGAAAGTTCTTAACTTCTCTATTAGTACTGAGTGTTTGATTCAGCTTGGCATTGTATGTATCAGCAAGTTTATCTAGTTCAGGTTGGAAATACCTTTTTACTAATTCAGGGTTATCACCCATGAAATACATCTTTTGAAACTCAGCATCATGCCTAGCTCTTAATCCTTTAATCTCTGTACCAACTTGTAAGTTAGGATCACCTTCCATCTCAGCAACAGTTCTTCCAGATGGTCCTACATTATTAGGATTTCTTTTCCACTGTTCCCATGATGCTGTATAGTTGTTTTCAATAACATCTTGACCAGCTGCAGCTCTGAAACCTACTAACCGATAACCACGTAATCCTCTTAACTGTGCTCGTTGTAAATCACTTGCATTTGGAAAGTATTTTTCAATTACTTCATTTAAAGCAGATTCATTACCTCTTAATGTATCTAATTGTTTGGTATATGCTATAGCAATAGAAGGATCAGCACCTAATTGATTTAAAAGAACTTTACCTTCAGACGACATTCTATCGTATCTTTGATTCTCAATAGCAGATAACTTCTGCATTGCTGAAGGTATGAACTCAATTAAATCTTGTAGTCCAGGTTTATCAGGTTTAAGTTTCTCTTCTTTTATTTTTGTAGCTGCATCATCAATCCTTGTTGCATAATGCTGCATCTCAGCTTCATGAAATGCTTTAGCAAAATCTCTTTCAATGCTTTGGTTTTCTCTTCTTTGTTCTTTCTCTTTTGCGCTGTTTTCTTTGATGGCTTGTAAACCATCTCTCCTATTTTGTAGGTTTTGAGTCCTAACTTCTCGCATACCACTTAAGGTACGTTCTGTTTCCTGTTGTAGTTTTAAAGTTTCATCAGGAACGTCGAAAGGATCAAAAGCTTTTCTACGGGCTGACCCCCGAAAAGTTAAGTTTGCCATTGTTTTTTATATCATATTTAAGAAAGTCAAAGCAGCAACACCGATACCAATACCAGGAATAGCAGCAGTTAGGCCAGTAGCCCAAGCAGCAGAGCCACCAGCTGTAGCTATAGAAGCTGCAGCACCAGCCGCACCTAGACCAGCAGTAACACCACCTATAGCAGCTCCAGTGAATCCCACACCAGTTGAAACATCGTTCATCATTGCACCCATTACTGGAGCAGGTGGGAGTGTAGGTTCTTGGGGATCCATATACTTAGGTGAAGGCTGCTCAATAGGTTTGAATAGATCTAGATCTAATTCTTCTCTACCTATAGAAGGATCTAACATTCTTCTAGCTTCAGCTTCTAAATCTGCTTGTTGTTTAGATCGGATAATATTACTAACACTCAATGCAGATGCATCAACTGCACTATCTAAACTAGCTTTTAAAATATCTTGATCTGTTTTGAAATTAGATCCTAGATTTTGTAAATCCCAATCAATCTTTTTAAGATTTAAACCAGTTTCAGTTTGTGCATGTTTAAGGTTATTTTCTAATGTCTCAACATCTAGAGTTGTATTTTGAATATTATCGTAAACCTGTTTTTTAATTTCATCAATACTGATTGCACCTTTAGCATTACTAATTTTTAAATTCCTATCAATTTCTTGTAGATTTAATAATGCTTTATCAATGTTTTGTCCTGTTTCGTCTGCTATTTGTTGGAGGTTTAATTTAGACTTTTGTTTAGTAGTAGCTGCATTTGCTAAGTTATTCTTCATACTAGCTTCAGCAGCTTTAGTACCATGTATTAAACTTTTAGCTATATAAGCTTGTTGTCTACCAAGTTCAGCAAATACCATTTGTACAGCTTTACCTTGTGATCTACCAGCTGCTGTTAAAGAAGCATCACCTTGAGCTTTCAATGATTGTAGATTTGCTTCTGTACTTTCATGTGCAGCTTTAGCATAAGTAGCTTTGTTTTCTCTACGGATCAGATCGTTTTGCTGTTGTGCTATTCGATCTTGTGAATCCATATCCATTAACAAAGCTGCTTTCTTAAATCTATTATCAGCTTCTTTAATAAATAGATCTTGCTTGACACCTGCTTTTTGAAATTCAGCACTACCAGCTTTATCAAGCATATTAAGCTTTGCACCAGTTTCAGCAAACTCAGCAGCCTTATTACTTTGTTCTAAGTTAAGTAGTTGTTTTTGCTTTTGACTATTAAGTGTTGATTCCTGTTGTTGTAATCCTAATTTCGTAGCTGCTGCATCAAAACCTTTTGTACCAGTAGCTTCATATAGATCAGCAATTAAGTTTTGATTCTGAAATGCTGATTCAATGAATTGCTCATTTAATACTGTTTCTTCCCTCTTTATTGCATCTTCATATTCAGCCTGGTTGAATTTTAAAACATCATCAGCAGTATCATTAGACTTTAAATAAGCTGCGTCTTGTTGATCCCATTCATATTGCTGTTGGGATTTACCCATTTGCCACTGCTGTTTAGCAGTTTCATCAGAATAGGCTTTTGACTCTGCGTCAGCTTGTTTTTTAAGGTCTAGGTTTTCAACACTGGTATAATATTGGTTCCATTTTTCACCCTTCTTTGTACCGTCTTCATTTAATAACTGTACACCCTGGTCACCATGTTGATTAACTGTATCAGCATCTATACCCCAAAGGTATTCAAAATTCTTCTTATCGTATGCAAACTTTTTTTTAATCTGATCATTTGCATGATCAATAGCTGGAGGCGACTTACTCATGTTTATGTTCTCCTATAAAATCGTGGTGAATAATATCCTTCCCACATCATTGAAGTTAGTGAAACAGGGAATGGTGAATCACTAAAAGCTTTAAGCGTGAAGTTTGTGTTTTTTTGATGTATTGGTATTGCAGCTACAGACTCATCTGTTAAAGGTACGTCATTAGCTAAGTATTCATTTGCAAGAGGTATAGGTATAACATCGTCGTAATCTGTTGTACCTTTTCTCTTTAATTTAAAACTGATAATACCTGATAAACCTACTGAGAATTTAACTCTAGCTATGGTTAATGTTGACGTAAAGTCAGCCTGAGTGCCTTCTTCACCTTGAGTGAAATAGATAGTAGGTAGATGTATATCATAAGTATACTTAAACCCTACAATTACTTTACTAGCAGTAGAGCCAGTGAAATCTTTAAATGGAACTTTAAAGTAAGTACCAGTACCATCAGTAGCTACTGTTGGTGTAATAGTAAAACCTGATTCAACAAACGTAGGATTAGTTAAATCAGAAGCCGTACTACCAATAACAAGTACAGGTGTTAATCCAGTTACATTATTAAAAGGTATATAACACTTAGAGAATGGGTTAACAGGATCAGCTTGGTCATATACGACTGAACTAGCAGTTGCATATAAATCCATACAAGGATTCATCTTCTGACCATCTGAGTTAACCAAGATGGTTTCCTCTGGTGTTTGGTTAAGGCTTGCACTAATTAATGTATATTGACCACCTTGCATAGTGACTGCATACATCACATCAGAATCAACTGATACAGTTTGAACTAATCCTGGTAGTTGCCATCTAAACCAAGATTGCATAACCTCTCTTTGTCCATCACTATAGGTTCTATAGAAGTAGATATCATTCTTAGCTGTTCCCCACATTGCTATGAATGAGTTCTGAGGACTAGCTATAAGATCTGTTATAGAACTTGGTATGTATTCAGATACTACTCTTCCTATGTCTAAGACAGACGGGTTCATTTCTTGACCCGCTGTTCTCATTTGATAGATACGTGTATAACCTGGAGTCTTACTTAGGAAGATAAGGTTAGTACCATTATCAACAGGATCAATATTGATATCCATCTCATAGTTAGAGATACCACGAATAATCGTTGTAGTAGGAGTAAAGATACCATTAGGTGCAAACATCAAGAACTGTTGGTTCTTACTGAACAGGATTAAACCCTGTGCAGTTGGTAAGACACCTGTAAGTAATGTAGGTCTAATACTAGAAGTACTTAAATCAACTGGATCAGACGCTATCTGAGTCATTGCAGACACATGATAGAAGTTATAAAACTCGTTTGATTGACTCATTGCAACATGATCATCAACCAAGAAACCAAGTCGGCTACTATGGAAGAAAGACTGTTGTATCTTCTTACCTACAAAACTAGGATGTGAGTTAGTTGTATCATCACCTGTTAATCTTTCAGTCCATGAAATAGCTTTAAAAGTAAATGCATTAGTACCTGTATTAACTAGCTCATGAGGCATAGTTGTAGCTGTTAAACCTGGAGACACATCAGGTGCGATGTATTCCTCCCAATATCCAGCTCCAGATGTACCATTATCAGCTATGAATCTTGAGTAGTAAGTATCATTATCTGAACTTGTATTTATAATCTTTACTACACGATGATGCTTAGACCTGCCAGGAAGGTCTGTAACGTTAGCGACTTGGTTTTGGTATGTAGATAACCTTTCGTTGTCTGGACCGCCTTTACCAGTCAATGTGAAGGCACTGGAGCAGCTTAATTCAAGGGATGAGTCAAGCTGAGTGACTGTCATTCCAGATATACTTAAACCATTAATACTATTCTTTAAACTGGTTAGTATTGCATCTGCATCAGGTGTAGCTCCAGTGGTATTTGTAACTGTAGATCCATTAACAGTAACACTGTATGTTGTGTCAGCTGTTACAGCTCTTAGTCTTACAGTTCCGACCTTATTAGCAGTGAATGATGGAGCTGCTTGAGTGGTTACAGTCTTAGTTTTATTAGTAACTATGGTGGTATCTTGTACAGTTAATATATCATAATCATTAGCTGTAGTGCCTGTTAGATATGAGGTATTAGCATTTGAGGTATAGGTTATGGTTGCTGCTACACCAGAGGTTACATTCCAAATGTATATAGCTGTACCTTTAATACATCCAATATACTTCTCATCATTATCTCTGTGTATATAGAACCACTTAGCATTGGCATAAATGTTCTCATTACCTAAACCTTTTAAAAACTTAAATCCAGGTCGTTTAGTTAAACCAAACGTAGGGTCTGGGTAAGCATTGATGCAGTCAGATAATTGACCAGGCATCTTCTTTGTATCAGGTTGTTTAGATACACCACCTAAGTAATTAGAAATAGTTTGTGTGACATTTGGCATTATCTTTGTAAGGCATGGTATGGTTTGTAGCTGTTGTAATAGTTACCGCCTTGGGGGTGTCCAAAGAATGTGAACTGACCTTGATTGCATTCATACTCAAGTGCTAAAGATCTAGCAAAAGCTTCTTTCTGTTGACACATTTGGTATAAACTCTGATCACCTACTATTTTAGAAACAACAATTGTAGAAGCTCTAGCAGTTATATAATCTTGTATAGGTCTGGGTAAATCAACCCAATCGAAAAGCCATAGAACATCACATTCTACTTTAGAAGTAAATGTATGTGTATGATCTTCTTTATCATATAATTTTCCATTACGTCTAATGACATTCAGATCTTTATAATCACCTTTATCAGCCATATCTATTTGTAAGATATTGCTTGGTATGACTATTTCATTATTATCATCAGGAGTAAATGGATAATGATATTCTTTATTAAATGTCCATCCTTCTGACTGGACTTCTCTTGACACCTGTAACAACGTGTCGTATGCAATCGCAACGTCTGGGTTGGTTTGATCTAGTGTCGTTACAGGAGCTTGACCAACTGACGCTAATATTTCATTAACCGCTGGTAATTCTTGTGTAGCGTTAGTGGTAGGAAATGCCATAGTTCGATATAAATAAAAAAAAGGGAGCCATAAAGACTC